GGCCAAGCCACCCAACTTGGAGACGATGTTGTTGCGCGATACGGTATCGGCAATCTTGTACGGATCAGCCACCAAGATTTTGTCTTTGGCGCCCTTGGAGAAAATGGTATCGGTAAGGCGCTTGGCCATAGCAGTGATTCCCTGGAACTGTCATAAGCTAGGCAAAAAAAAAGAGTAAGGCATAACGACCCTCCCCCTTGCGGAGGAGGGCCATCGTTACTTAGCAGCAGTGGCGATGAAGTGCCAGATGCTGCAACATCCAATCCAACGGCTGGGCGTAGTTGCTCACCACCAGATTGTTCTCGCCGTCACGATGGACGTGATAGGCGACAATCGGCAGCTTGCAGTCACGCAGCAGCGAGGCCAACTCAGCGTTCTGCTCGATCTTGAAGCCAAGGCCCTCGCACAGCAGGTCTTCACGCACCATGGCGGTGATGTTCCCACGGGGCAGGGTATTGGCGATCTCGATTGCCCGGTTCACCGGTACGTGACGCAGCCGCATCACCGACATGCCTGTGTTGATCCACATCCGGAAGTTTTCCAGAGAGGCGAACTTCCCATGCTCGGGATGGTTCAACGGCAGGTTGGATGCAGGATGCAGCAGACGACCCAACGCCGACCGCGCGTTGCGGTTGATGTTGATGTGGTCGACGCCTTCGCGGTTCGGGTTGAACTCAGTCATTTCGTGTAATTCCCTTCAGTGCATTTCGGATGGAGTCGATGTGCTCGATTTGCCACGAGTATTTCTTGCTCAGATCGATGACCTTCACTTTGTCCCCACTACCGTAGCAGTAGTAGTGACGCAGTGGCAGGGTCGACTCTCGCAGCAGTTCGCGCAGCTCTTGATTTTGCCGGATCTTGAGTTCGATGACTTTCTTGATCTGGTCCTGGAAGTCGTCCACCTCGACACGAGGCAGCGTCTTACCCAACCGCTTGGCATCAAAGCCGCTTGCGGTGGAGAAGTCATCCCAGTACTTTTCAATGAAGCCAGAGCGCGCCCAATACCAGAACCCTTCCACGGTATCGAACTTGCCGTGGGTAGGGTGGATGAAGCCGACTGGAGCCAGGTTACTCAGCAAACGACCTAGCCTGGTCTTACCTCCGGTATAGATGTTGATGTGATCTTCACCGTCAGTTACCGGAGCGACTGTTTCGTTTGCGGGGGTCTCGCTCGACATCTTGCAGCTCTTCTCCGAAATCAAACTTCTCTCCAGAGGGTTTAACCGGCACGAGATTTTCCCCAGGACGTTTGTAGATGTCCAAGGAGATCACTGTGTTCGGTCCCTCATCCCATTCCGAATGAAACTCAACCCACGATCTTTTGGGGTTCAAGAAGCGGATCGCACGCCGGAACATTCTCCATGACAGGTTGTTTTGAGCCAACTGCCTGTTGAGATTGCCACGCTCGGTTGACCGTTGTTTGGAATGCGTTTTGGAACGACCGTGAGACTTGTTGATGTGGTCTACCATCAACTTGCCCCAGTGTAACGGACCGATCTGCCGCTCTGCGAGTACTTCCCGCCAGAGACGCGTCAGTTCACCTACCGCCTTCATTCTTCCTTTGTCAGGAAGTGATAGCAGTCGGTTGATTTTATCGGTCATGGCTGCCGGGAATTCCCAGGGCCATTGTGAAACAGAAGATGCCGATCACTTCGACATTAACTCCATTTTCTGGCTATCAAGCTAAACGCGGCCACAACTTCGGCCACATCCTCCAACAACTTCTCGTTAACGCGCTGAAAGTACCCCTCGTTTTCTTTCTTGGTTTCGATTGCGTTGATCAGCCTACCGTAGAACTCATGCAGCATCGGTAGGGCCTCGTTGACACTCAGGACGTGACCGTCCATGGTGACCAGGAACTCCTCCAACGAACGCAACTCGGGATCGCGTTGGATGGAGACGACGGCGGAGGGCGGGAACCCGTCGCCAGTCTTAATGCCGTGAGCTGTCAGCATCAAGGAAGAGATAAGCGCCTCCATCCCATCAATGCGGGTGGTGAGCTTTGTCTGGCGAAGCACGGACCGAGGGATTTCTTTCCCGAAGGGTTCCAGCAGAGCCAGGAGTTCCTTGTTGCGATACAGCAGCGGCGTGGCTTCTTTTTGAAGGCGATCCTTCACTACTTCTTCCCGCAGCCTGCCAAATCCGAGCTTCCGGATAAGACTTTTGAAGATGTTCATGTAACCTCTTGAATGCAGCTTCCCATGAATGATATAGGCTTGTGATTTTTTTCAATGGAGAACAGCTATGCAGGAACCAAGCAAACGGCTGGCTGATCGCTACATGCCATCCGATCCCGGTGACGACGATGCCATCCTGAAGTACACCCAGGCACGGCGCATCGAACTGGTCAAAGACAAGGACGTTGACCTCACCGCAGATCCGAAAGGCGGGGCGGTCGTGCTCAAGGCCCTGTCGGATATGGACAAGACGGCACTGACCAAGAAGAAGCTCGGCATCCAGGAGAAGGGTGCAGAGAACGATCGTCTGGTGGCAAGCGCAGTGGTGCGCATGTTCAAGGACGATGGCTCCACCGATCCATTCTTGAAAGAGAACGCGGCCAAGGGTCGCAAGGCCTACGAGGCCGAGGACGCATCGCGTCTTCCCGAACCTGTGTTCGTGGAAGGTGAAACTGAAGTGGGTGTGTCGTCGGAGAACTACTCCGAGTTCACTGCCCGCATGCAGCGACAGGGTGTCAAGGCACCGGTCGAAGAAGAGATCGGATCCCATTAAGGGTATAGCAGCAGGCAGGGCTTGCGCCCTGCCTGTATGCCGTTAGGACATGATCGAGTAGACGGCCGCCGGGAAAAAGACGATGCCCACAAAGTCACGCCACATGTTCACGGTCTCGGCAAAGGGATCCAGTGCCGAACTATCCGGGGCGATGATGCACTCTTCCATGGTGAGCGCCCGGTCCTTGTAAAGCCGCGGACAGAACAGCGTCACATCACGAATGGGAGTATGCATTGCCTCCTTACCGTGCAGCCTTGCCCACTCGTCCAGCGAGTAGAGGAACACGGCGCTGTACCCACCGGACAACCGGTAAGGGGTCAGGTCGGCCATCGGGATGTCAACCACCTTGATACTGGTTCGCGCACCGAGCCAGTAAGCAACAGCGGTTTCAACATCGCGCTTCTCATCTTCGTCCATCCGGTAAGGCCAGACGTTGATCTCGAAAGCGAAACCATCGGCGAAGGGAGTATTGGGGATGTTGGCAGCCAGGGAGCGCTTCAGATCATCCAGCGCCTTGAATGCCCCAGTGGGACGAGACAAGGCCAGGGTGACAAGATCACGCTTGGCGTAGGCATCACGGTAGGCGGCGTTGGTGACTGCCCCTTCGGTGATGGCTTCCATGTCATCGTTGAGGCGCTCCAGATACTCGGGATTACCAAGCATCCGTGCAGCAGCCTCACCATTGATCCCTGCCACAGTGGCGATCCGGGTGTCCAGCAGCACATCCAGCATTACGTGGATGCGGTGATGGATATCATCACTTGCTGTTCTCATCTTCCTGTTCCTGCGCGAAGGAGATCTTCAGGGCACGCTGGTCACCCATGACACGCTGCAAGGACCAGTACAGCAACTGGGTAGCCACCAGCCAGTGGTTCTCGTCCAAGAGCTTCAGCAGCTCCTCCTCACTGCGGGAGTGGGCCCGATAGCTGGGATCCTCCGACTCAATCCACGGAGAATGGGCGATCCGACTTGCCGCACGGGAGATAGCTCCCACGACATCGTTCCACTGACCAACTGAGCTGAGATGGAAGCGCAGCTCCATGGTGATGTTCATGATCAGCTTGAACATGTCGATGTTGGCGCGCAGTTCGACCCACTGCTCGATCACCGCCTGGTCGCCACTGGGCAGCAGAGCCACGTTCGAGTTATGGGCGAACTCCTCCAGCTGCTCCATCAGGGTGCCGAAGTACTTCTCGGTCATGCGCCCCTGTCCGGCCAGACGAAGCTGGTTGACAAAGACGGCATCGAAGATGGCGTTGACACTCTCGCCGAAGGATTGCACGCGTTCCATGGAAAGCTACCTCAAAGATTCAGATTGTTGTCCAGATGAGCAGCCATCAGGTAGGCGCCCAGCGTTTCGGTACTCTTGACCTTGGTCGGCAGTCGAGCGAGCGTTTCCAAACGCACGGTGCCGTTGTCCACGATCTGACGGTTCATGGCTTGGAAGCCAATCTCATCACCACCACGCCAGCGCAGCAGTTCCTTGATCGCCGCGTTGAAGCCCTGGGCAGACATGACCTGCAGTTCCGGGAAGGACACCGAGCTGCCCTTGGACGGACCAGTCGGCTGACCAGTGCGTTCATCGACGTGCTTGTTGTCTTCGGGGATCTTGATCTTCTTGTCCAGCTGCTCCACCTGCAGACGCACGGGCATGTCCACCACCATGTATTCCTTCGGGGTGATGAACGTCACGCCAGTAACGGCGTCGGTCATTTCGATGCGCTGGAAGATCGCAATGCCGTGCTTCTTGGCCACGGCCAGATTCCGTTCCATCTTCAACTTGACGTTGGTCATGTTGGGCACGATGATCGGGGCGATCTCTTCGCCACTGGCATACTTGGCCATCAGCGAGTCGAACTCCTCATCACTCATCGGGTCGAGGAGGTTCTCCTTGTGCCACAGGGCCTGCTCGCGACTGCCCAGCATGTCAGTGAGCACGTCGACATAAAAGTCAACGGCCGCCTTACGATTTTTCGTCGCCACGCTACTTCTCCAAGTTCACGATGAACACGATCACTTCCAGGTTCAGCTTCCTCGCTTCCATGATCATGTTGCGAGTGCCAGGGGACTTAGCGTCCCAGAAAGCGACCAGTACGTTGGCAGTTTGCGCCATAGCGAGATTGCGGTCCATACCCGCTTTGGCGTTGTACTGCTTGTCATACTTATTCGTTTTGATCACCGCGCCCGGAGCTTCCAGGTCGTCCCATGCCGGAGCATGGCCTTCAACTTTCAGGTCGTTCTCTTTGGCGAATCGAACGCCTAACATATCCGGGCCAGTCTTTTCCAAGCCACTGACCACGGTGAACTTTCCGCGACGCTTGAGCAGAAGCTTCAAGTGCGCTTGGACGAAGTCATAGTTCGAGTAGCCACGGCTACCCGCAACGATGACCTTCAGCTCGTCCGCTTGCGATTCGTTTGTGTTGACCATCAGACCAGCTCGTGCTTTACCAGCGCGGGCATCACGTAGGTCTTGAAGCCGTAAACCCAGTCCCCCACGGAGTCTTCCTGAATCAGGCACTCGCGGGCATCGAAGGTATCGACAGCCAACAGACCCAGCTTGATGCGCAGGTTCTTGTTGACTGCCTCGATGATGCTCTCGTTGCTCAGATGGCTCCAGCCAGCCGGGCAGGTGTCGTTGAGCAGGAGCTGCACATCGCGCAGCCCCCGTCCGTGCTGATCAAAGATCTTGATCAGCTTCTCCACCACTTCGGGGAATTGTGAACGCATTGTCCTGTCTCATGAAAGCGGCGCTTAACGCGCCGCGCCGTCGTACCACCACGGCTTGTACAGACCCTTACGCATGCGCAGCAGGTCGGCCGTGGAGAGGAACTTCTTGGGTTCGATCTTCTCATCGTTCTCGAACAGCCAGTAGCCACGAGTACCGTTGAGCAGTTCATCCCAATCGTAGCCGCGCTCCTTCAGATCCTTGTACAGATCCGCCGGGGTGCACAGCAGCGAGCGGTCGAAGTCGTGACGCAGATTGACCAGCTGGCAGAGTTCGGAGGTGATCTCCATCGCACGCTGCAAGGTCTTGTCTTCGCCGCACTTGCCGCGAACGGTGGTGCGCTGCATCTTCACATCCGGCAGCAGGTCCAGGAAGTACGCGCGGTCGTGACCACCCAGGCCGAAGCCGTCGGAGTTCTTCAGGTAGTAGAACTCGCTCAGGGTCGGCAGCAGGCCATCAGACTGCGAGCACAGCAGTTCGATCGGAAGACCGGACGGACCGAACTTGCCACGCAGGTTGACCATCGAGATGGCCATCAGGTCGGTGTCACCCTTCAGTGCATCGTCCGGACCACGCGGGAATTCGGGCGTGCCGTTGAGCTTGTTGATCAGCGGCTGTGCACGGGTGATGTGCCAGCAGTTGTTCAGCAGGAAGGTGAACTTTTCCGGGGTGTCCTTGACCTTGGCGTCGCCCTTCATCATGGCGAACTTCTTCGGTGCCGGCTTGTGCGGATCCATGTTGATGACGTCGCCAACGTGGGCAGTCATCATGATGTACATGCCACCGGCCGCAGCCAGCTTCGGCATCTGGCGAACCATCTGGCTCTTGGCCATGGCCGCGTGCATTTCCAGCGGGTTCTGTTCCTTGGCGCCGATGTTGTTGTCTTCA